AAATACAAACCTTGTCAGCCGTATTTGTGTAAAAATTATTTGTCTTTACCAGACCCCCCTCTAGTCGCCACAACCCGCCACACCCCTAATAAAAGTACATGGGTTGATTTCCCAACTCTCCTCATTAAAACTGCAAGTATTTATTGTATATACAAATATTTAATAATTACGGGGACTTATAAAGCCGCCCAATGCTCACCCAATTGTAGTTATTAGTTACCAGAAGATACTGGTATATGGTATTCTAAAGCACATATAGTGCAGTATTTACGCAAATAATAAATAAAACTTGACAAATGGCTTTCTGGACTATTTATACTAGTATACGGGGTTACATTTATGACGGAGATGCAATATCAAGAATTAAAAGATTATTGTTTGCTAAATGGAGCAAAGTATGGTATAACTAAAATAGACTGCGAGGATATTTTGCATGATGCATGTGTTTACATACTTGAAGAAGATGTTATGCCAGGCGATTATAAGTGGTGTGTATCAAAATACATTGGTAAATATCGTGAAAGACGTAATAGAGAAAGTAAAAGGGAGACGCAGTTAAGCTATGAATAATAAATTAAGCCAATTATTTCCTGAAGAAGTAGATTACAACAAAAAAATGTGGAGATTCCTAGAAAGTTGTTACTCAAATGGCTGGGTATTACGAGCTACGGGAAGAGAATTAAAGATTGACCATAAAACAGTTAAGAATATACTAGATTCCTGTAAAACTTCTGAAACATATAAGATATTTATGTCAAAAGTAGACGATACAGTTAAATCTTTTGCAGATGGAGACTTTAGTTCTACTATATTCCAAAGATATGAGACAGCATTACAAGAATTAGACGCAAAAATTAAAATCGCAACCAGTAAAAACGATGATAGACTAGTTATATCCTACTATAAACTTAAATTAGCTGTATTAAAAGACCAATTACGTGCTAGTTTGACGTCAACTACACAAGAAAACACAAAAAATTACTTAAATAAAGCTATCGAAACGTTACAAGACGAGGCTTGGGAAGAGTATGGGGAAAAAATCCAATAAACTAAGTGTACATAATGACGCAGAATCAAAACATCTTATGCGAGAAGGTAGATATTTACCAGCATGGGTAGAAAATAACAAAGTAGTTAAGCAAAAGGAGAAACTACATGTCAAAACCAAAGACACCAGCATGGACAAGAAAAGAAGGAAAAAATCCTAAAGGTGGCTTAAATAAAAAAGGTAGAGAAAGTGCTAAAGCACAAGGCTCTAACTTAAAAGCACCAGTTAAAACTGGTACAAATCCTAGACGCATTAGTTTTGCTGCTAGATTTGGCGGTATGGCTGGTCCATTGACAGATTCTAAAGGAAAACCAACAAGATTAAAACTTGCGTTAAAGGCGTGGGGATTTGGCAGTAAAGAATCAGCTAGAGCTTTTGCTAACAGGCACAAAAAGAAAAAATCTAATACAGCATAACGGAGGATATAATTATGCCAATGGGTAAAGGAACATACGGAAGTAAAAAAGGAAGACCAAAAAAGAAAAATGGTATGCTATCAGGTAAACAAAAATCATTACCACCAGCATTGAAAAATAAAATAAAGAAAGCTAAGAAAAGGATGGCGTAATGGTTAAACAAAACAAATCTAAAACATATGAAGTAAAAGTACGGGAAAGTAAATTACAAGAATTTAATAGAATTATGGAACAGATGCCGGGCGTTAGAGCAAGATTAATAAAAGCATTAGAAAAACCAAAAGATAAACCTAGAGGTAAAAAATAAATGCCTTGGTGGTTATTAAAGATAGTCCCATCTATATCTAAGTTTGTATTTGGCTGGTTAAATAAACGTGGTCAAGATAAAAAAGATATAGAATTAAAATCTGCAAAACACGAAATTTGGGTAAAAACTATGGAAGTACAGGCAAAGGATGAAGCTAAAAAAAGAATTAATAATACTACTGATTATCTTGACAAGCCTTAGTGGTTGTTCGATATTAAGTAGTAAAGTAAAATTTGTAAAACCTGAATGTCCACAAGCACCCGATTGCAGTAATGCTAGTGACAAAGTAGAATGTTGGGCATATCAAAAACAAAGTTATAAAGCATGTATTAAGTTACACAATACAGCTTGGGATAAATTGAATGAATACTAAGTAGGTTGTGGCAATTGCCGAGGAGACTTGGCACCGCCAATACAACCTGCCTAGTTGGAGTAATATGATAAAAGACTGGTGGTGGAAGGACAAAAAAATGTTAGCCTTATGGCACAAAGTCCACAACATGACAGATGAAGAGTTTAGCAATTTTGATAAAAAAATTAAAGCAGAGTTGCTTTACTGGTATGGTAACCTTTTCTTCTTTCGTCCATACCCTGCACAAAAACCTATTGTTAACGATAATAACTTTAGTGTTTATGTACATGGTAATAATAGTTCTGGTAAGTCATACTGTAGTGCTGCTGTTACAGCTTACAACGTAATAGGATGGCATCCACAATATGAAATACAAAAACCAAAATATGGTAATAGAATTATATGGGCGTTTAGTCCCTCTTTTGATATTCAAAGGACGTCTAGTCAGGTTCACCTTTTTTCTACTGATACGCCTAATGATATAGGATTATTACCATCAATAGAGAGTATAGAAAAACGTGGCGGTAAAGTGGCGTGGGGTAAAAATAGATGTATTGACTTTGTTAAATTTTGGGATGGAACAATATTAGAATTCAAATCTGCTGAAATGAAAACACAGAACTTACAGGCTTCTGGTATTGATTTCTGCTGGTTTGACGAATGTCCACCACAGAATATGCATGATGAAATATTGGCTAGACTATTAAGAAAGTCTGGCAAAATGGTTATGAGTTTTATTGTAGAAGACGCAACAAGCAACTATATACCACAAGATATATACAAACGACAAGAAGACGATAAAGATACTAGTTTTCATTTTATAGACGTATACGATAATTTATCTCTAGAAAAAGATGAGATAGAAAGATACAAGAAAAGATTTACAGAAACTGCAATGCATTGGAGATTTAGTGAAGGTGGTAAATTTCAGTTACAACCTAACGGACCAATTGTATATCCGGACTTTAATGAAATGCATGTAGTAGATAATCTTACAGAACAATACGACCCGTTACGTACAGCTTGGAGAGCATGGGATTTAGGTTATACGAGACCTGCATGTGTAATATTCCAAGTCGATAAAGTTGGACGTAAAAATGTATTAATGGCAGTTCTTGGTAAAAATATACAACTTACAGATTTTATAGACCAAGTTACTGCTCAACAAACAGAAGCATTTCCTAAATTGTTAAACACAATGGATTTGTTACCACACGATGCAAACAGAAAGTATGATGTATCTCCGAACACAAGTGCAATGATATTTGAAAACAAAGGATTGCAAACAGACGTAGTATACGTTAAACGAGATACCAGTGTAGTGTTGGCTAATGAAGAGTTAAAAATGTTAGCTGAAGGTATACCAAGAATTCAAATAGATTCTAAACACGCACAGTTACTTTGTGAAACATTAGCTAACTATACAAGAGACGACAATGGTATACCAAAACGAGATAAATATTATGAACACATATCTGATGCGTTTAAATTAGGATTGTATTATATATCTAAACGATTAATTAATACAGATGACATTCCAATAAATGAGCCAGAATATTTTGATATGCAGTTCGGAGAAAAAGGCAGGACATTAAATTGAGTGTAAAACCAGAAGTAATATTAAGTTTTTTCAACTACATAAAAAATCAAGCCGAACCAGTGTTTACGCAAAACTCACAAGAGTGGCGTGAGAACATGCGTTTTTATATGGATGAATACAACTTTGACAATAAATTAGATTGGCAAACAAAAATAAAAGACCCAGTAGTTGATAACTTAGTTGTTAGATTATCTAACTTTTTTGTCCGTATCTTAATGGCAACCGACAATAAATATTTTACTATAGAACATCCTAACAAAGGATATCAGAGTGCGTTAAATAAATTATTAGGACAAGTATTATCAAACAATAAGTTTCCATTAATTTTTGGAGATGCGTTAAAATTTTCTTTGTTAACAAGTCCTTATTACACAAAGATTAGATATACATACGATGAGCAAACTTATCCAAGAGTAAATGAAGGTAGTGGCGAGATAGAAGAGCAAACCGATATTATGGGTAAGACTACAGTATCCGCTGTAAATCCATTTAACATTATGCTAGACCCTAATGGGGAAAGTTATATTATAGAAATGAAAACTGTTAGTTTAGCTGATTATGAGAGACTAGCTAGAGTAAACGGTTGGACCAATACAAACAAAGTAATAAGAAGTATGATGTACAATGGAGATAAAGAAGAAAATCATTTATCACAAGTTAAATTATGTTATGTATATGCAAAATATATTTCAGACAAACGTGGAGCCGTGTTAGACCGTAACGTACATTTTATTATAGCAGGGGATAACACAGTTGTTTACTATGGTAAAAACAATTTACCAAATGGCAGATTTCCGTACGTATGCGGATTCCCAATGAAAGTTTTACAAGGACGTTATGGTAGAGGTTATATATCAAAATTAAGAAGTCTACTGTCGTCCTATGTAGAAAGCATGAATTTATTATTAGATGCATTTCGTATGTCTACATTAGGAGTATACGAATTAGTTTCTACAAACGTAGAAAGTGGTAAAGCTCATTTGTTTGGGTCTATTACACCAGGACGTTTATATCCTGTAACTGCACCTAATACAATTAATCAAGTATATAATCAAAACTTAAACCCTAATGCAACAAATTTATTATTTGTTATAGACAGACTAATACAAAATAGGTCATTTCAAAACGAGTTCTTTCAAGGACAACCAACAAGTAAAGGAAGACCTACAGCACAAGAAATAAGTTCCAAAACCCAAGAAACAGCTAGCTTCTTTACTGATATTGCTAGTGAGATAGAACGTAGTATTATCGAACCCTCCCTGGAAATGATACTTCATACAGAGTTAATTTACATTGATGATGTATCGCATGAACCTATGTATTCGCAAGACGAAGACAATCCGATAAAACAATTACTTGGACTATCTTTCAATGAACGTATGGATATTATTAGAGAAGCTAGAATTACAGTAAGAGGTATATCTGGTAAAGTGCTTAAAATGACAAACTTTAATAAACTTATGCAAATTGTAAATGTAATTGGTAATATGCCGCAAGTTGCAGCAGCGATTGACCCAATTAAATTTGTAGAAAGAATCTTCGAGTCATTCGATGAATTACCTGAAGACATCCTAAACATGGATATGTTGAGACAACAACAAGAACAAACAACTAACCCAACGCAACAACCACAACCCGACCCAATGGCAAATCCAACACAAGCCAATGGTCAACCACAAATGTCACCCGAAGAAATGATGGAGGTATTAAACAATGTCAGAAGAAACGACACCAACCAATAGTGATGATGTAAGAGTAAATATTACTGCTAAAGACGCAGCAGCAAGATTAACTCCACCGGGTGTAGATATGTCTAAGATGTCGCCAGAACAACAAATGGAATTAACATCTAACATGGTACAAGCATCTACATTGCATGAAAAATATGTAGCAAATATGTCGCCTGAAGAGGTAGAGGTATTTGATGCATTATTACTTGCAACACCACAAGATGCTCCGGTAAAAGAAAGATTTACTTCAGCACTAGACAAATTTAACAAAGTCAGAAACAAAGAAGAAAAACAAGAAGAAGTAAAAGAAGAAGGAGAAAAAACTGAAACTACTAAAGTTGCACCGAAAGGTGAAATGGACGTAGCTGGCAGTCCTTCTCCTACACCTGATGGAAATTTATTGTCACCAGAAAATGACGCTCCCCTAGGAGACGACAATGAATATTTTAAGTTTCTAGAGAAACGTTATAGACAACAAACAACCATTAGAAGAAAACAAAATAATTAATAAAGGAGGTTATTGATTATGCCACAAGGAGCTATAAGCTACTTAAATGAAGAAGCTAGACTTGCCAAAATCAAAATTGATTCTGATATCAGATTTCAAGCTGGTAACATGATGCAGTTTAGAACGCTGTCTAAGCCTATTCAGTCATATGGTAAAAACAAAGGTTCACAAGTTGAAATCGAAAAGTATCAAAAACTCGGTACTGCAACTGGTACAATTTCTGAACTGCAGTCATTACCTATGCAAAAACCAAATGTTGGTTTCGTAGTTGCCACAGTTAATGAATACGGTAACGGTGTATCTTACACTAGAAAAGCACAAACACTTGCGGAATACTCTGTTGATGAAACACTCAAAAAAATACTAAGTATGAACGTTGCTGAATCTATGGATAAGATTGCTGGTACTGAATTCCAGAACTCTGATGTATTCTATACACCAACATCAACTACAGCAGGAACATTAGATAAAGATGGGACTGTAAGTACAAGTGCAGGAGCAAGTATAACATCTGCACACATAAGAGACCTTATCAGAAATCTTAAAACTGATAATGTACCAAAATATGATGGGAACAATTACTTAGGTGTGTTCTCACCATTTGCAATGGCAAAACTATTTGAAGATACTGCAAGCGGAAGCATTGTAGACTTACACAAATATGACCAACCAGAATCGTTAATTAACGGTGAAATTGGTCAATACTTTGGAATGAGAATGGTAGAAGAGAACAATGTTCTTTCTAACACAATCGGTGGGTCAGCACACAATGGTGAAGCAATTATCTTAGGATTCGAGCCAGTAGTAGAGGTGCTTGCACAAGCAGAATCTACTATGATAGAATCTTGGGACTTTGGTAGATTCACAGGTGTTGCCTGGAACGCACTGACAGGGTTCAAAAAAGTTTGGACTAATTCAACTGACGGTGAATATCATTTAGTTAGAATTCATTCTAACGACTAGGAGGTAAATAAAAATGGCTTTTAATAGTAAAGTAAATGCTATGATAATTCCGGTATCAGCTGACCTTGACGGGTCAACTGCTGATGATTTTACCTTCAAAGTAAATCATCCTATGGTTATCCATAGATTTGAATTTATCGTACAAACTGCAGTTGTAGCTACATCTACTGCACCAGTAGTATCATTAGATTTTACTGACACAGTAGGCAGCGTATCTAGAGCTGAAAAAGTAACACTAACAATTCCAAACACTACAGCAGCTGGTGTAACAATTGAAGCGGATTTAACTCCGTTCTTTGTACAAGACACTGACATCTTACATTTCGAAAGAAAAACGC